AAAGATAATATTAACAAAATTAAAAATTTTATTAATTCAATAAATATAATAAAAACTAATAAGAATTTCAATTTTTTAAATATAGGAAAAATAATGACAAATTTTTATCAATTAAATAATAATGAAGATATAATTAAAATATTATATTATTCATTTAATTTTAATGGATATATTCATAATTTAAATAATATAAAAAAACTTATTGATAAAAAATATTTAAATAAATGCTCATTTGAAAATGATAAAACAAAATTAACAAATAGTTATTATATAGGATTATTAAAACATAATAAAATAATAAAAAATACAATTGATATTTCAAAAAATATAATTATAACTGGTCCAAATGCTTCTGGTAAAACAACAATTATTAAATCATGTATTTTCAATATTTTATTATCTCAACAAATTGGTTATGGATTTTATAAAAATGCAAATATAAATATATATGATTATATTCATTGTTATATAAATATTCCCGATACAAATGAAAGAGACAGTTTATTTCAGGCCGAAGCAAGAAGATGTAAGGAAATATTAGATATTATAAATTTAAACAAAGACAAAAAACATTTTTGCATTTTTGACGAAATTTTTAGTGGAACAAATCCAAATGATGCTTATAAAAGTGGATTAAAATATCTTACTTATCTTAATAAAATAGAAAATGTAGATTATATCTTAACAACTCATTATAATAAATTATGTAAAAATATAAATAATAATAATGTAGTTAATTTAAAGATGAAGGTTAATAAAAATAATGATAATTTTGATTTTCAATATAAATTGGTAAGTGGAATAAATAAAATAAATGGAGGTAATAAAATTTTAAAAGATTTAGAATTCCCAGATGAAATAGTAAAAATAAATTAAAATAAAAATATATTTGCGTATATAAGATAATAAATTTTTATTTATATAATCTAAAAATGTTAAATAATATATTTAATAATATAATGAATTTAGTATTATCACTTTTAGTAATAGGTGTTTCTTTTATGGTAATATATATTTATAGACGATTAAATTTATTAGAATTAAGCATAATTGAACATGGAAAAATTTTACATAAATTTATTGAAAATCATAATTTACAATTCTCTAAATTTCAAGAAAATTTAGTAAATAATAATTTATGCGAAAATTATATAGCCGAAGAAAATTCCGAAGAAGAATATGATAGAGAAATAGAAAAAAAAAATAGTGATAGTGAGAATGAGAGTGATAATGATAATAATAATAGTGACGATAGTGATAATAATAATGATAGTGATGATAGTGATGATAGTGATAATAGTGATGATAGTGATGATAGTGATGATTATAAAAGTGATTTTGAAAAAACAAATATTTTAAGTAATGAAAAAATAACCATTTCTGATGATGAAAGTAATGTTAAATTAAATTTAACTGATATTAGCAATAATTTATATATTACAGATTTAAAAGAAGAAAATGAAATGATTGATTTAGATATTAGTAAAATAATAATAGATAAAGAAATTTCATCAAAAACAATTTTATTAGATGATGATTTTGAAAATGGCAATGAATTAAAAAAAGAAAAAAGTATAAAAAAAATGAAGGTAGATGATTTAAGAACTTTAGTAATAGAAAAGAAAATATTAATTAATGAAGAAGAAGTTCAAAAATTAAAAAAAAATGAACTTATTGATTTATTAATAAAATAATTATATATATTATATAAAAATATATATAATGAGTTGGGCTACATGTTATAGTTCTTCAAATAATATTCATTTTGATTATCCGCCTTTAATGAGTGACGGTAGATTATATAAAGAGGCATATTTTATAGATAATAAATTAAGAGAAAAATTTAACATAAAAAATAATTATGATTACAGACAATTTTTACAAAAAAATAGTAATTCTTTAATAGATATTAATCAGTGCGATTTAGTAAATAATAAAAACACTAATGTATCTGATGAAAAACCAAAATATGGATACAAAGAAAGCGATTTAAAAAATATTTATTTAAGTAGAAATTTTATGAATAATAAAATAAATGGAACAAGATTTCATATTGATAAATAATTTATAATTAAATAAAAATATAATTATAATTTATAAAAGATGAATTTTTTTGACAATTTAATGTCTCCTTTAGGAAAAGAACACTGTATGATATACTATATATTTGGTTTATTTTCATTATTTTTAGCATTAGTAGCATTAATAAGAGGTGTTTTACAAGTTTTTAATAAAAAAACAAATGAAATGGGTATTATGTTAATATTACACGCAGTATCTATGTTTTTATTTTACTATTTATATAGAATTTTATATTCTATATGTGTTAAAAGTTTAATTTAAATAAAACTTAAAAAGTTAAATACTTTAATAATATATATTTAATTTATTAAAGTATATGAGAATTTTAAGTTTTGATATTGGTATAAAAAATTTAGGCTATTGTATTTTAGAAAATAATAATGAAAACGATAACAATTTAAATATTATAGATTGGAATATAATTAATTTATGCAATATTATTCCTTTTTGTAATTGTTGCAAAAAACAAGCAAAATTTAAAAAAAATAATATAGCTTATTGTAAAATACATACAAAAAATTCTAATTATGAAATTAGCAATATTGATTTAAAAAAAATTTCTAAAGAAAATACGAAATATTTATTGAAATTAGCACATGAATATGATATTGATTTTGATTCAGATTTAGTAAAAAATAAAAATGATATATTAGATATTATAAAAGATTTTGTAAAAAATAATTATTTAGAACCTATTGAAATTTTAAACGCAAATGAAATAAATTTAATAGATTTAGGAGTAAATTTATCAAATGAATTAGATATATTATCAAAAAAAATAGATTTTTCTACAATAGATACTATTTTATTAGAAAATCAAATTAGTCCAATAGCAAATAGAATGAAAACTATTCAAGGTATGATAGCTCAATATTTTATAATTAAAAAAGTATACAACATAAAATTTATTTCTGCTGCAAATAAATTAAAGCCATTTATGGATAATAAAAAAACATCATATAATGAAAGAAAAAAATTAAGTATTGATTTTACAAGAAATTTTTTATTAAAAAATAATTTTGAAGAGAAAATAATTTTTTTTAGTAATAATAATAAAAAAGATGATTTAGCCGATAGTTTTCTTCAAGGATTATATTATTTAATAACTTTTGATAATTTTAAAATAAAATAAAATAAAATAAAATAAAATAAAAAATAAAATAAAAATAAATATTTTTAATTGCGGAGTACTTAAAAATATTATTTGTTATTTAATTAATAACTATGGATATAGTAGAAATAGGACCAGATATTTTAGACATTGATACTTTAGATTTAAATATTGACGATGATATAAATGATAAACCATATGTAAATTTTGGAAGCGGTATTGAATTGTTGATGAATGATAAAACAAAAAATGAAAAAAAGAATAGTACAAGTATAGAAATAGAAGATATTGATAAATTAGAAAATGAATTAAATGAATTAAATGATGTCATTGAAGAAAAAAAACCCGATGAAAAAAAATCTGTATTTACAAATCTATTTTCAAATAAAAATGATGGTAAAAATGTAACACCTTTAAATGATATAAAAGATAATATTGGAAAATCAACAGCTAAAATGAATGAAAGTAAAACATGGGATGGATATTCTAAAATAAATTCTATACCAAATAATATTGAAAAAGTAGATGCGCCAAAACTATCTAAAGAAGAAGAAATGAAAGAAAAATTTAAATTTTTAAGAAAATTAGAAGATTTAGAGAAAAAAGGAGTATCGTTAAGTAAAAAATATAACATGGATTCTGATTTAAAAGAAATGATTGGAGAATATGAAACAATTATTGCAGAAAAAGAAAAATCAAATTCTGTTAAATTTCAAGGGAAAATGTTAATGGCATGCGTAACTGGATTAGAATTTTTAAATAATAAATTTGATCCATTTGATGTTAAATTAGATGGGTGGGGTGAACAACTAAATGAAAATATTGAAGAATATGATGAAATTTTTGCAGAACTCCATGAAAAATATAAATCTAAAGCTAAAATGTCACCTGAATTAAAATTATTATTTCAATTGGGTGGTTCAGCAATTATGGTACATATGTCAAATACACTATTTAAATCATCTATGCCTGGAATGGATGATATAATGAGACAAAATCCTGAATTAATGAAACAATTTACTAGTGCTGCAGTAAATACAATGGGTAAATCTAATCCCGGATTTGGTGGTTTTATGAATGGACTTTTTAATGGTGGCAATAGTGAGAGACAAAATGGTTTTGGAAGTGGAGCAAATCCTGGATTTGGTGGTTTTTCTAGTCCTATGCAAAGAGAAATGCCAGATATTCCAAATGAAGGACCTTTACAACCACCAATGGAATCAAAATTGCCAGAAAGAAGTAAAAGAACACAAAATTTACCAAACAGACCAGATTTAATGAATGCTCGTTCAGGAAATATTTCTAACTCTGATAATTATGGAAATCCAAATAAAGAAGAAAAAATTACTAGACCAGAAATGAAAGGACCTTCTAATACTAAACAAAATGATATATCATCATTATTAAATAATTTAAAAACAAAACAAATCGATATAAATAATGACAATTTAAAAGATGAAAGTACAATTAGCATAGATGAGTTAACAGATTTAAATCAATCAAAATTGCCCAAATCTAAAAGAAAACAAAAGAGTGATAAAAATATTGTAAGTTTAGATATTTAAATATATTTTTCATCATATAAATATATATATAATTATAATTATAATTATATGATGATTTATTGTGAAAATTGTAAAAAACAAATTTTACACTATTCTAATATGTATTTAGCTTTTGATAGTAAATGTTGTAGTAATTTTTGTAGAAATAATATTATATCTGAAAATTACCTAGTTTTAAAAAAGAATATACTATAAATGAATTTATAGATTATTTATTAGGTTTAATTTTAACAAGAAAAATAATTAATTATATTAATTAAAATTATAATAATGTTTCTTTTTAAAAGAATTTTGTTTTTTATAGTATTTATTTTTATAGTTTTAATAAGTTATAGAAATTATTTTTTATATAATGATACTATACATTATTTTGATGTAGATATTAGTAATTCTGAATATTTAGTTGATTTAATAAATGAAAAAGGTTTTATAAAAAATCCTAATTTAAATTTTAATAATTCAAGTTGTAAAGTATTTAATTTTATAGATATTTCTAATAATTGTAATAATTATTTAAAACAATTTAATAATGAAGATTTTTTGTTAAAAATTAAAGAAATAATAAATGAAAAAAAATTATATTTTATGGATCATAATATAGAACCATTACATATAGCAATGCAACTTTATCAAGAAAATGATTTTATGAGTTATCATTTTGATACTAATTTTACTTTAGGAACACGTTATACAGTTTTAATACCTTTATATATAAATAATGAAAATGAATCATATTTAACAATAAAAGATAAAGATAAAAATGAGAAAAAAATAGTAATAAAAATAGGTCAAGGAATAGTATATAATGGAGATAAAGTTATACATAAAGTATCTCAGCAAAGTAAAGAAGGTAAACGAATAAGTTTAATAATTAATTTAACTACAGATTCTAAATTTAATTTTCTTGGAAAATATTTACAAAAAATACGTAATTATATGTTTATAAATTATACATGGTAAATATGTAATATTAAATAATAAATAATAATAAATATTTATAATGGAGTTTAAAAAAGAAAAAGAAAAAGAAACAAAAGATACAGAAGATACAGAAGATACAGAAGATACAGAAGAAAAAAATAATTTTTTTTTATATTACATGCTTTATTAGTTATTTTAATGTATTTAATTTTAATACTTTCACCATGTAAAATATTATTAATATTTTACATGGATATTATTATCTATTTCTTTACATTGGATAATATTTAATGATTGTAATAATACTATTATTCCAACAAATAATATAACTCCATTACTAGAATTATTTAATAAAGAATTTGCAAATTATATAGATAATAATTATTTAAAAAATACAATGAGACTAACATATATAATATTTTTTTTATTCATATTAGTATTAACAATTATAATTTATAGATTAATTTATAACATAGATTTTTTTTGAATCTATCAATATAGTTTTATATATTTAATTACCATAATTTGGATTATCTTTATAATCAAAATAATCATAATTAGGTGGGGCTTTATATATTATTCTTTTACTTTTTTGTTTAAAAGGGTTATTTAAAGTTTCAGTAAAATCATTTTCCAATGAATTAAAATTATATAAATAATGTCCAGTTAGATCATTAACTGTTACTATAAACATATCTCCACCAGAAATTCTATTCATATCTTTTATCATTTCTTCCATATCTGCATCTACATATTCTAGTGTACCAGAAACAAATAGTACACAACAGTTATCAGATAAATCTTTTAATGCCAATTCTAAACTTTTGTCTGTTTTATTAGGGCATTGTGGACATCCTGTTATATCGATTGTAAAATCGCCACATTCATATAGCGGATACCCTATATTTCTCATAGTATCTTGTATAAATTTAGTAGTGCCAGCTCCTGAATATGGGTCACCTACAACTACAAGTTGTTTATTTTTTTCGTTAGCTAGTTTTTTTGCTCTTCTATAGTAAGTAAATTTTCTATAAGGTCTAAATATCCAGGATTCTAAACACCAATAAAAAAGAAATGCGACAGGTATTAAAAATATAAAAAATAAAGTATAAATCAAATATTTATAATTATCTACTAGATTATTAATCATATTATATATTTTATATAATTTTATTTAAAATTATATACGTAAATATATAATAATAAATTATATAAAATCATGAAAAATAGTATTAACTTAAATGATTAATACTAATTTGTTTTCTAAATTTTGTTAATAATGTAAATAATGCAATATCATTATTTATTTTAAAATCATCATTTTTATTATTTTTAATTACAACTCTAAAATTTATGGCTCTTCTATTAGTTTCAGGATGTCTAGGATCACTCATATGAAATACATTTTTTGTCATTATAAATATTTCTCCTACTTTTGAATTTAAATATTTTATTTTAGGATTAATTTCGTGTAATGATTTAAATTTTTTTTTATTATTTTTAAATGTAATATCACAATCACTAATAATAACACTATTTTCTGTTATATCTAATGTTTTAGCCGGTTCTACTAAACTGGTTTCTAATATAAACATTTTACCATTTGGTTTTATTTTTTCATCTTCTTCTAATAATATCCATACTTGAAATCCTTCATTATTATTAAATGCATTCCATTCTATATCTGTATGAAATGATGGAAAATAACTTCCTTTAGCATTCAATACATCAATAATAATACAATCTTCATAATTTATTTTTTTACCATCTATATTTGTATGGTTTAAAATTTTTTTTAATAAATTTGTTAGTACTATATTATCACTATTTATGTTTCTTAAATCATTTAATATATTTTTTGTATAGCATTTATTTAAAATTGTATATTCATTTTTATTTCTTATATTAATATTTTTATTAAATGTATTTTCAAAATTAATTTCTCCCTTATAAAATGGTGAAATACTTTTTTCAAAATTATTAATAAAATATTTACTTTTATATAACCAACTATTTGTAATATAGTTTAAAATATAATCGTAATAAAATTGTTTGTAATTAGTAATCAATCTAAATAGTAAAAATAAAATTAGTATTATTGTAAAAATTATTATAAAAAGTGTTATATTCATTACTATTTATTAATAATATTTAATATTATATATTTTTAATAAATAGATATACGTAAAAGAATTTATTTATTATTTTTAAGTATTTCAAATTTAAAAAATCCTGGATATGTTCCTAATCTATCGTTTACAGATTCATGACATAAATCTATTAAATTAATATTTTTATTTTTTTTTATATATTCAGTAATCCAAGTTTTAGAATTTCCTGAGCGAAAAAATCCAAATGCATTTTTGTTAGAGTTTTTATACATCAAATTAAAAATTGTATCAATTTGGTTTTCTTCTTCGTACCAATCCATATGATCTAATAATATAAATCTATCAAACTTAGTATTATTATTATTCATATAATCATTTAAAGTACCATTAAATAATTTAATTTTATTTATATTTTTTTTTAAAAATTCAAAATTTTTTTCTT